CTGACGGAAACAATAACATAGTTTGCACCTACAAAACTCTCGAATATGAAATGCAAGGTGTAGAAGGTTATTGTGGAAGTGTTGTTGTTATGAATGACCCAGAATATGGTGGAAAGATAGTAGGAATCCATATGGCGGGTTATTGTAATAATGACACTAGTTATGCCCAAACATTGCCGCGTGAAATGATTGACTGTTTGCTTCCCGGTTTACAAGTTAGTATGCACAAAAATTTGAAAGAATCTCCTAGAACTTTACTTGACACTACTCAATTCTCAGTCATTAAAGTTTTAGATCATCATTTGCGTTCTCCAACTCGTTCAAAAATACGCAAATCAATCATTCATGGAAAAATCTCACAAACTCTCAAGAAACCCGCAGTTTTAGGTATGTTTGGCGATCAGCACGTGGTGAATAAGGCTATGTTGAAATATACAGGGCCCAGTGTTGGTGTCGCGCAAAATCAAGAATCTATGTTTACATCGATTTTGTACTATCGCTTCAAACCAACACGACCAATCATCAAGTTCTCACGAGCTGTCGCTATAACAGGTATTGAAGGGAATCATTTTGTATTTGCGATCAATCGATCATCAAGTGCAGGGTATCCCCTAAATATTGAAACTAAAAAGAAAGGAAAGACTGAATTCTGCGGAGAAGGAAATGTGTTCATAACCGACCATCCTCGAGTGATGCAATTGCTCGACGATTATGAACAGAAGGTAGAAGAAAAAGAAAGACCCGAGTGCTATTTTGTAACAACTAGTAAAGATGAATTAAGGTTGATTAAGAAAGTTGAGGAAGGCAAAACGCGTTGTTTCGCAGCAGCGCCTTTGCATTTCTCAATTTTAATAAGACAAAATTATTTAGATTTAATAGCAAATATGATGGAAAATCGTATTCAAAATAGCTCTTTGGTAGGGGTAAACGCCTATAGTCCTGAGTGGGACTTTGCAGCACGGACGCTTACTCGCATCGCACATCCAAAATCAAAACAATTTTTAGCTGGAGACTTCACTAATTTTGATGGATCCCTTAACAGAGATCTTTTATGGTCGATTTATCGATTTATGGAAGATTGTTATGGGAGATCCGGTGACAAATTAACTGAAGCTCTTTGGCGAGATCTTGTTGAATCTCAGCAAGTTTTTGGAAATGCGGTGGTCCATATCACTCGTGGACACCCTTCAGGACATCCGATGACAGCCATTATCAACACTCTATATAACGCAGGGTTAACGTATTTGGCTTTATATGACGTTCTTGAAGAAACCGGCTCAGTAGAAGCTTTTAGTATTCAAAACGACTTATGGAACCATTACGCACCCTTGTTTTATGGAGATGATAATTGCATGGCTTTCTCTCGGAAGTTCTGTGATGTAGTCAATCCTGAAATGTTACCAATCGTGATGAAACGACTTGGACATGACTACACAACTGATGCAAAAGATGGAGCTCTTTTTGAGTATAAAACCATGGCGGAAGTTTCTATTTTGAAACGCAAATTTGTTCAATATGACGGTGTTTGGTATGCCCCACTTGAAGTGAGTTCTATAATGGAACCACTTAATTGGGATAAGATACCAGATTCAGAGTTTGGACAGAAGCGCGCTCAAATGGAGACGAATGCTCGTGGTGCTATACGCGAATTAGCACTCCATCCTGCAGAAGTTTTTCAGGAGTGGCGAGATAAAATCATCACTGTATGCCATGAGCATGATTTGGTTTTGCAACCAGATTGTTATTATAGCCAAGCTTTACTTCGCAAGATGTTGAAGCGAGGAGATAATGTCTCATACTTACACACAGATGATGGTTTTATTGAACCAACAATGAATTTTCCTTCAGAACCTTCGCTGGCAGAAGCAAAAGAAGAAGAATTCGGACGAAAGTCAAATAGTATCCGTATTTACGGAGGGAATCACTATGATGGCAGCCCCATCCAAGCATTCCAAACAAAACCCTTGCTACAGATTCGTCCGACTCTGCAAGTTAATGAAA